ATCCTCGTACCAGAAAACCTCGAAACCATCTGCGGTACAGAAAGGCCCGATAGTTGTCAATTGGGTTTGAGGATCTGTTGGAGCTCCAAAAGGCTGTTGTAAATCAACTGGAAGTGGGTTTGCATCATTAGGGCCGTAATTAAACTCCCACCATGTGCGCTTCTCTTTAAGGCGAAGCTCTTGACCCATTTCCAGTGTGTAATAGTCATTGACATAGCCAAGCATGATCTCATCGGTAAACAGAGGATCAGAAGAATCCATCCGACCAGTTGCTAGTCGCATTATGTTGATGATGTCTCTTGCTGACTTTGTCATAATATTCTCCTAGCCTTCAAAGCTCATAGGCTGGCAGCTGAATCGAGCACGCTCACCTACTTGTTTGGTTTCGGTTTTCTCAACATATCGACCACCGCCGGCATCGTTTTGAATCCTGACTTCGCCATAAATAGGTTCAGCCAATCCTGTAAGCCATTTAATTACTGGTAGGCATAAGTCATAAACACATCCCGGAATCAGCTGACCTGACCAGTCGATATCTTTATTGCGTACACGACATTTCAGAACGTTTTGAGGTTGTTCGAAACGCTGGAATCGTACCTTCATTTTTGGGTAGTAGTCTTCAGTAGGACACTTCACAGGAATCTTGTTCTTGCGAGCCCACTTGTTATAGATAGGGAAATGCTCTAGCTTTGTAGGAAGCTCTTCTTCGGGATTATAGGCAGGTTCAGCGACCGCCATTGCAGCTTCATAAACGCTAGGGTCTTCTTTTTTTGTTTCTTTCTTCATTATGTCTCCATGACATTCAAATTCTGGGTGAATAGATCTGGCCCAGTAAGGTTAAATTGACCTAGTCCGTTAGGGATGTAGGCCGTGTAATTGGTTCCATCAATCGGATCACCGTATTGATCAAAGAGTTCAAATGTATTCTCAGTAGTGTTCTCGACGACAAATGCTCTGTTATTGAGTTGCTCCATACCTGTCGCTTCAGCAAGCGGCAACGCGTAAAACCGCGTTGCTCGCACAACTTGTCCGCGCTGGAGACCGTGATCATCAATAGTCACCACCACCGGCACAGTCTGACTGATCACCGAAGGTGAGGCTAATTGCGTGATCGCGAATCCCAGCTCGGTGTTAGTCATTAGGCCACGTCTCCGAGGTTAGTGACTTGGTTTGCCTTCATCGCTCTGATAAAGATGATGTCGTTATCATCCCCCATAATCGCTGTTCCCAATGTGTATCGGTAAACCGGTGCAGGGTTGACAGTTCCAAGCGATTGACCAATCAGGTTGAATCTTGCAACGCCGTTATTGACGAATGCTGTCTCTCCTGTAAGGTCTGCCTTGACAGTTGTATAAGGCTCTAGCAACTCAAAAGTTGTGCTAGTAACAGCTCCGATTTGGAAGACTCTGTTATTCAATCCATAACACCCTGTAGCATCTGCAACAGGTGTAGCGCGGAAGTTTGTGCCTCGAACGAACTGACCTTCGGTGAAGGTATTCGCAGCTACCGTGACCACAGAAGTAGTCAGGTTGATCGCAGTAGGAACCACGTTGGTAGCGGAGAATCCAGAACCGTCTGAAAGTTCCGTTACACCGTTTGTGGTCTCTAAAGTTGAAGTTAGAGTTGTTGTTCCTCTGGCTACAATTAGAGCTCCCCCGATAGGGTCTGTCATATCTGGGAACCAGATACCCTGAACGTTTTTATCGTTAGTCGCGTACTTAGTGTTATTCCACCATTCGATGCAATCTGCCTCGAAAGGGATGGTAATATTGTAAGCAGCGGCTGCTGATTGAAGTTTGAAGATCGCGATATTGGCGTCTTCGAAATTAGTTACGGCCATATTAGTCTCCTCCTTATGGTCTTGTTGAAAGTAGGTTAATTACCCAGCTATCATCGAGGATTGTGCATCCAAGACGACCCTTCCAACCCATAGTGGATCTCTGGTTCAATGGGTCTTGACCAGCACCTAGAGGCTTTATGATCATCTCCATCGACTGATCGTCGATAGCGATAGTTCCATAGCCGTTTGCAGCGAATACTAAGTTCGAGTACACAGCAGGGTTTGCAGTGGACTTATAAGCCTCAGTAGTCATGACGACGCGAATTTCATCGCAAGCGCCAAGTTCGGCTTCAAGAACTGATTGCTGTCTAGGGTATGCGGCAGTAGGCACGAAATTGCTTAACTGCTTAACGTTGGTACGCAGATCTGTTGAAACTACCATCCAGAAGGCCTGCCAAACTGGGGCTGTACCCTCCATGTTGCGTCCTTCGATATTTGGAGCCATCCTACGACCGTTGTTACCCAACAGGTAGTCTGTTGCCAATTCCATATCTGGAACTGTCAATTCTGTTATCGCATTCCCGTTCTGGCCGTTAAGGCAAGAAATCTGGCTCGCTGTTGCGACCAACATATTACGAATTATTTTATCGTAAGTGGACGCTTGGTTCTGCGCTAACATGTCCGCGACTTCATTAGCGGTTTGATCCTGCACAGTGATAATGACGTCGTCGGTTAGCTCTACGACCTTTCCATATTGGGAAACGACCGCTGTAACGTCGAACTTATTAACCTGTTCAGGATTCGGGGTAACGCCTTCTGATAACGGTGTAAGCGCATCAGCAAGGTTTTCAAAGCGTCTAAAGATCGCTTGTTTGGAGTTCTTTTGAGGGATGCGTCTTTGTTGAGAGAAGTAGCCGTACACAAAGTAAGGCTGATGTCTATCAAGCAAAACGTTATCAAAATAAATTTGAACTTCCGGATCCACTTGCGTGGTTGTGGTCATTCCGTTTGCCATTTAGGGCTTCCTTTTTTTAGCCCCCAGCTAGCATTTTCCTCCGATACTCTCTGAACTCCGGTTTCCCCTGTATTGACTTTAGGTAGTCCATATTGCTACCATTAGCTGCCTTAGCGATCGTTGCGGGATTACCCGGTTTTTGGGCATTCTCCACGATCTTCTTCGCTTCATCCTTCGGTCTCGCAAACTTGCTGGATGGAGCGACTTTTTCTTCTTTCGGCATATAATCCTGTACAATCTCGTATGCTCTAGCATACCGGTTAGGAGCAGATTCTATCGTTTGTGCTAACCAAGGTTTTCGTTTAATTATCTGTTCTAAATGTGTGTTAATAAGCTCTACCGCCTCAGGCTTTGAATCGCAGAAAGCTTCTTCGAGCATTTCGCGCTTTTGAGCGAAGGTGACTTTTGCAAGTCTGGACTTCATCTCTGCCTTCGTGATGAACTCATCTTCATCATCGTCTTCTTCTTCGACCTTCTCTGGAGCTTTAGACTTTGTCATCAGTTCCTGTAAGGCACGATTCTGAGCTTCTAATTCTTGACGCTTTCGGCGTTCAGCCTCTAAAGCCTCTAATGGAACAGTCCGTTGAGGTTCAGCACGAACCTGCGTTTCTTGATCCTCAGAAGCATCAACTTCAGTAGCCTCGGAGACAGGCTCTTGTTGTGCGTCTTCTTGTTCTTCTGTCATTTCTCACCCGTTTGTTCGCCCGCAAGGCGGCGGCCCTCTATCTAGTGGCGACCTAGACCTTTACGCCCTTCGCCCGTTTTGCCGGCGACACATTGATCGTTTTATTCAACGTAGGAAGTCTCATGCTTCCATCAGGGTGAGTCACCCACAACAGGGTCTTCACACCACGTCGATTATCGACCTCATATAAAAAGGCATTCTTCACTACTGGCGGCTTCACGTCAGAAGCCTGAAGGAAGGTTCTGCCTACTTGTCCCCCGAGTTCTTCCGGGAACTTGACTTTCCCTAAAATCCAGTAAACATCCTTAGACGAGTTAGCGCTCAATATCTTCTCCATCTCGGAGTTGTAGTGGTTCTCTAAACCTTGACGCGCATCTCGATGTGCTTTTACTTGGTCTTCTTTAGGGAGTATTAGCATCCTGCTTGACCTCTAAGGTTCTCATTCATTGCCTGAGATTTCTTGAGGCTCATAACCTTGCCGCGATCTGAGTTGTATCCATAACCCATATCACCCTCGATGGATGAACCTTTCCTAGGAACGCTCTTCGGGTTGCTCTTGTGCGAATATTCGCCAATAGCTGCTGAGCCCGCAGATCCCTTAGGAGGGGTATATCCATTACTGTAGCCGGTCATATTTGCCATTTTCTGTTTAGCCATTCGGCTTTCCTCCTGTTAATGATTCCCCCAACTTTTTGTCTTGTTGGAGGGTTTCTGTAATTTGATCGTCGTTATTCACCTGAGTCTCATGCGCAAAGCGCATAACCTCTAAGAAGTGAGCGCGATCAAGATCCTCGATTTCAGCGAAGGTTTTCGCGTTATCGAGTAAGGCTTTAGCCTTATTCTGTTCGCCTTCGCTAATACGCTCGCGAGCAAGCCCGATATCAGCGATGACCCTAGCTCTACGCTCTTGCGCCAGAGCCAAGTTGTTGTCGATTTGAGACATCTCAAGCTGAGCCTGACGGTTCGCAGTTTCCATCTCCATTTCAGAGGCTTGCTGTTGAGCTTGTGCGATTTCAGCCATCTTCTGACGCAGACGGATCTTGCCTTGAAGAGGTGCAGCATCCACGATCTCGTCATCAGGTATGGCGATACCGATTTCTCTAAGCTGCAAGAGTTGATAGTAGTAAGCAGCTTTCTGAGTCTGAGTTAGGATTGCTTGTTTGATTACTGAGTCATATTGACCGAATTCACCGCTGAAGAATTCTGGCGTAGGATCACGCTTGGTTATACGCCAGACCTTCCCCGGTGTGAAATTTATTTGAATAGCTTTGAGGACTATCTGTCCGAGCCATTTTAGAGTTTGTTCCAAGTTATCATAGAGGCCGCGATTACCTTTAAGTCCGTTACTAGCACGTACCTCCGCGAGCCTTCCAGAAACTTGACTGTCGCCAGTAGACGATATTCCGAGAAGTTCCTCTGAGCCACCAGGGATCTCCATAATGTTTTTGTCGATGATGTCTTGGTACTGGAGGTATCCGGGAGGCACTTGTGGGGCGTTGATTTCTCTAATATCTGCGTTGACGTCGAATCCATCATTAAGTACCACGTTCCTAGATTGTCCAGATTGTAAAAGCATCGTAGGATCAACCACGGCGCCGTTCTTAGAGATCCAGCCCGTATTGATTACGGATTCCATTAAATCTATTATTTGAGAATGGCGCCTATTGTACTGACGCTGAGCATCATAGATGGATCTGACTAAGCCTTGTATCTTGAGCTCTATCGTGTCCAGAAGGGGCTCAAAATATCCTATGATTGCGACAAAAGGAAATACATCAAGGCCGGTAGGGTCAGGACCACTATACAGAAGACGCCCACCAACGATGATGTTGAGTTCGACAGTCCGTTTGTATGAGTTGATGATTTGGATATTTTCGTTTTGTGCGATTGCTTCGCGGATTTTTTCTTCTTCTTCTTTTGTGCCATTCCATTCCTGCGTAACGCCTGTATCTAGGTCTACCAGATACTTCTGAGGCTTGTTTACCCTCACCCAATATTGGTCATAAGTGAGGAGGTTTTTAGCTATATAAGTTGAATTATATTGACGGTATATCCCTAGGTATTGATATTTGTTGTCACGGATGCCTGTTGGGATGTTGTCGATGACTGATGGGTCAATCCATGGCAGCATAGACTTAACCTGCTCCCTGCTGAGCAGGTCGCGCGTTGAAGCTTGGTCGCAATCGGATAAGTCCCTTTTTGTAAAATAGGGATCCAGCATGAGTGCGTTGAAGGGCTTCCAGTAGAACTTGATGTCGCCGTTGACTTTATCTTTTGAATAGTCGATGTAGATACCGACGATTGCCAAACCTGTTTTGAGACAATGCTCAAACGCTTCGGATATGACATGATGTGCATCGCCTTTATCATAGACATACAGCATAACGTCAGAGAGCAAATCAGCTGTATCTTCATCAGAGTCTTCGACTGGAGCACACACTGTGCTAAGACGGTTTTCACGTTCATACCCACTATACAGATTGACTACTCGCCTAACTTTGTTAAGCTGAAGTACCATTCTCTTTTGCTGCTCAAGCGAAGTTTTTTCTACCTGCGTCCATTGATCGCCGGCGTACATTCGCAAGTCTCTATATGCAGCAGCATAGTACACACCCCACGTGCGATACGCGTCATAGAAGAACTGGTTAAACTTATAAACTCTATCGTTAGGCTGGGGAGTATACGTCATGCGTCCACTGGATGAACGTTATAAGCACCAACAGGAATTTCACTGGAATTCCAGTTCTTGCTCTTCTCCCTTATTATCTAAAATTTCAGTTTAAATGTCGAATTCACCACACCACATAGTTTCTTCTACAACGGGGAAGCCATGCTCTTCTGCCGGAACAAGCTTCGGAGGAAACCGGCGACACTCTCCATAGTCAGACACCATGAGATCGTCATCCACATCATCATCGTATTCATATACGTACGGGCAGAAGTGCCTACAGTTTTTACATGCTCTTTCAGGTTTGTTGTTAGGTTTAACATCTTCAGGCCACTCCTCGATTGTTGCTGCCATTTACACACTCCTTCTTAGTTTACGCCACTCTTCTGCGGAAAGGCCGCGCCCTATCTGCATACGGTCGATTGCTTGCACTCCATAGATCAAAGCTTTAGCGCCGTGAGATGCCCAGTCATGCAAGCTCTTTTCTCGATAGCATCCTAGCTTCTCGTTCCATTCCTTCTTGAATGCGTCGATAGCTTTTAAGCCTTTATCGCACTTGGATTGGTCGAACCAGAATCTAGGGAAAGCGTTTCGAACCGACTCAATACCGAACATTTCGTTCGGGTCGAGGGGTACGATTTCGACCTTAAGCCCAAGCCCTCTAGCCACATCCGCATAAGACTTTCCAGTAGCTTGGGATCTGGATGCAGCGTCGTGAGGCATGAAGTGTTTCTCGAAGACATAAGGTAACCTCTTTATCCAGTTAACGTAATGAGGAAGGGACTCATCGCTGTTCTCGTAGTAGTTCAAGAAGTGAATCTCCTTACCAACAAGCTGCCATACCCATATTGCGGTGCTATCCCCAATACCGATATCCCAGCTGCTAAACGTGAGAGCGTGTTCGTCATAAGGCAAGCTGCATATTCTGCGTTCGGCTCTAGCCTTCGCCATCTGTTGACCCCAATATAGGCCTTCATTAGCACTCAAGAACGATTCTTCAGGGGTTGTAGGGTATTCTCTTGTCATCCATTCACCTTGTGTTTCTGCCTTCTTGACGTACCAAGCTTTTTGCTCAGGTGTGAAGACGTGATTTATTTCGCTTTGGACTTTCTCGAAATACTCTTCCTGCTCTTTGGTGATGACAACTCCCTTGGGATCCAGTGTATATTCAGGATGTTTCCACCAGCTAAAAAACCAGAACTTCCAGTCGAGTTTACCAAGTTCTTGTCCGGATTCTTGTTGATCCATCGCCTTCTTACACATAGTGTAGAATGCGCCTCCCCTACCTCTTGCAGTCGATTCAATGCAACAGAATTGACCCGCTTGGATCGTGTTGAGAGCGCCAGATATAATTTCATTAGCTTTACGCGGATTCTCCACACAGATTTTAGCAAACTCGGTGACATGTAAAAGTTGTAATGTTCCTGAGCGCAAGCTTGTGCCCACCCGAAATACTGACCCATTCTCGAATCGCAATTCATTTACGTTGTCCCTCTTTGCAGGCGCCATTTGTTTAAGCCAATCAGGCAGACAGTCATATGCAAACTTAACCTTATCAACAAAAATTTCTTTTGCATTAGGCTTATTATCTGCTATGATCGCGGCATTGATATTGTGATTAAATAGGCAAGTGTCAAGAAAAAGTAAGGCGTGAAATGTCGTCACGCCTAACTGTCGGGCCTTTAATATAATATTAAGATAATGAGGCTTCATAAGCTCTAACTGTGCCCAGTTAGGTTTGAACAACACTTTATTGCCTGATTTATCCTTTATGTAATAAAGGTTAGACAGGCGCCAAAGTTTGTTCGATAGTAGTTCTACCGCTCTGCTTTCCTCAAAATCCATTCTATTCCTTTCTATTTGCTACAGGAAAGTCTGGGGGGAAATACTCCCCTTTGACTTTGACCCATTCAAGGCTTCGCTTCTGAACTTTTCTAACGGGCAGATCGGCACAATCTTGACACAATCTTATTCCCCCAAGCACATGCTCGAAGACCTCTAAATCATCTTTTATTCCACAATTCTCACAACTAGGCTTGCTCCGGGCCTTTATCTGTTCCTTCGCTTTCCCCATTATTCTCCTTAGGCAGTTCCTTTCGATTGCTTAAAATCTCAAAGGCGGTTATGTCTTCGACCGAAATGAAGATGTCATTAACGTGGTCGTTCATCTTAAGAAACTTAGGATGCGCAACCAATTCATCTAACGTAGCATCATCACAATACATTCCAATTAGTTGACCGTTACCCAGAACGATCTTCAACATGTGATCTTTTTGATTCGTCATTACTCTCCTATAAATATTCTATTCATTTTGGGCTTAGCACAACCACCCGATTGTTAACAGGAAATCCAGTTGATCATCCTGTAACTCAAGATATAGAAAATCCAATTAATTTACGACAAGACATATTTTTCTTGATTACTGAAATTCCAGTGTGATATCTTGTAAAGTAACAACTCAAACATGGGGGCATAAATGGCTAGTTGGTCTTTAGAAGTGAATGACGACGGGTATGTAGTGGTAAGAGGTAATGTTCCTTTACCTGAATTTCAAAAGCTTCTGAAGAAGTATTGCAACGACAATTGGATGGTCGATATGCAGTGGGCTAAAGAGTTGGACGCCACCTTTGTTATCTGTAAGCCAGAACTAGCTAAGGAGTGGAAGAAAAATGCAGCTCATTAACAATATTCCTATCTGGGGCGACCCGGACGCCGAAACAGTTTTACAGATGCAGGAAGCCTTTAAGCATGAAGCCGTTTACGGAGCTCTTATGGCAGATCACCATATTGGATATAGTGTCCCTATTGGTGGTGTACTTGCTTATGAAGGTAGGATTTGCGTCAACGGAGTCGGCTTTGATATCGCTTGCGGGAATAAAGCTGTTCGCGTGTCTGCTAACTCTAACGAAGTAAGAGATAACATCTATCGGACTATGAACGAAGTCCAGAAGCATATTAGCTTTGGAGTAGGAAGAAAAAACAAGGAAGTAGTAGAGCATGAATTATTTGATGATCCTCTTTGGAGCGATATACCATTACTTGCCTCACTCCTACCCAAAGCACGTGAGCAACTCGGAACTGTGGGGTCTGGAAATCACTATGTTGATATTTTCATTGATGATCTTGATCGTGTTTGGGTTGGCGTCCACTTCGGATCGCGGGGTCTAGGGCATACAATCTGTACACATTTCATAGAAAAAGCGGGGGGGAAGGATGGAATACATGCAAAACCAGTTGTCTTGGACGAAACTTCCGACCTCGGAGAACAGTATCTTAAGTGCATGGACATCGCTGGTCAATATGCTTACGCAGGCCGTGACTGGGTGTGTTCGCGCGTTGCGAAGATACTTCGGACTGACATCGTGGAGGAAGTACACAATCACCATAATTTCGCATGGAAAGAGTCTCACTATGGCAAAGACTTATGGGTTGTACGCAAAGGGGCGACGCCTAATATGCCCGGCATGCGCAGTTTCGTTGGCGGTTCGATGGGAGACTATAGCTTCATCCTTGAAGGAGTGGACAGCCCTGAATCAAAGAGCTCACTCTATTCCACCATCCACGGGGCAGGACGGGTTATGGGTCGCGCTCAAGCTAAAGGGAAGTATAATCGCAAGACAGGTGAAGTTATTAGAGCTGGGCTGGTATCCAAGAACGACATGGAAGATTGGGTTAAACGTTTCGATGTCGAACTCCGGGGAGCTGGAGTGGATGAATCGCCGCATTGCTACAAACGCATAGAACAGGTTCTGTTCGCACATCGCGATACGGTTAAGGTAGTTCATCGCCTAAAACCGATCGGCGTCTGTATGGCCTCAGAAAACGAAATAGACCCATACAAGGATTAACATGTACGTAGCAGAATTTAAATCTAATGAAGATGTTGCTAAAGAGTATTCCAATTACCAAGATAAGGAAGACTATGATCACATCTTAAAAACACTTAATGAGAGCACGGTTTATATTGCTTGGTACGGCGCCGGCTCTTACTGCGGTGAATCCTTTGTTCTTTTTGAGCATAACGGAATCCTCTATGAAGTAAATGCGGGCCACTGCTCATGTTACGGACTTGAAGGTCAATGGGCTCCTGAAGAAACAAACTGGAAAGCCCTTGCTATACGCGATCACTTCAATGATGAGTATGATGAAAATCAGACAGTTAACGAGTACCTACGCAAGCTTTGTGAGCAGCAACTCGGAACTTCTTTACAGTAATACTGCAACACGCTATAACGTAAGTACAACACAAAGGAGTGCTTATGAGAATCATAGCGATATCGAACCAAAAAGGCGGTGTGGGTAAGTCCACGACCGCTATCAATCTTGCTGCCGGGTTGGCGTATTGCGGTAATAAAGTATTACTGGTAGACATCGACCCTCAAGGAAACACCTCTAAAGGTCTTGGAATCAGCACCGAATCCAAGCTCACTATCTCCGATCTTCTCTGCAATGAATCTGTATGTGTAGCTGATGTGCGTCAGCCCACCTACATCAAAGACCTTGATATCATACCGGCTGATCTATCTCTCGCCATCGCAGACATGAAACTATCCTCTATGGGCGCAAAGGAATTTCGCCTCAAGAATAAGATCGAAAATGAGCAGCATGACTACATCATTATCGACTGCCCCCCTAACTTCGGAAACCTAACGATCAATTCCTTCATTGCAGCTAAGGAAATCATCCTGCCAGTTCAATTACGCTATTTTGCCTTGGAGGGCGTCAATAGCTTCATTGAGACTGTCAACTACATCAACGAAAAAATCGGCTGGGTTCAAAAACATAGGATCGAGATTACAGGCGTCTTAGTAACCTTCCATGATCTACGCGCAAATGCAGCTAAGGAAGTAAATACCGCCCTTCAGGAAATCTTCGGAAACAAGTTGCTAAATACAGTAATACCGCAAAACATCAAGCTGGATGAGGCACAAAAGAACGGCAAGTCGATCTTCGATTACGCGCCGGATTCAAAAGGGGCAGAAGCTTATCGTAGCCTAGTGGAGGAAGTAAAATGTCGAGTATAGATCAGGCTAAAGAGAGCATAAAAAAGAAGATGAGTTTAATGGATTATGAAGGAATACCGCAATCCGATAACACAGCAACACAGCAAGAAGTAAAGACTTTAAAACAGGAAAAAGTTAAAGTCACAGTTTACCTGACTGAAGAGCATTGGAAAATGTTTAACGACTTATGCTTGCAGGAGATGAAGCGATCAGGGAAGCCTGAAAAATCTCAAATCATCTGCGATGCTATCGAAGCACTCTACAAAGCCCGGCAATAACCGGGCCTTTCTTATGCCCCTGTTACGGCACTGCAGGATCCTGCCACTCTGTTGAGTTTATAATCTCTCGATTCAAATACCAGATCGCTTTGCGGAGATCCTCAACCCGATCGCCCTTCTTACCTGCCCTCAGGATATACTTCACAGCATTGCCTAGATGGAACCCAAGATCGAAACCCTCTATAACTTCAATGCTCTCCATGCCGCGCCCTTTATAGTGCGACGGGTGATTAACATTATCCATTCATAGTCCTTAAGTTAGAAAGGTTTACACACCTACCCGGATACTGAATAGCAACCTTACTATTGTCTAAGTAAATCTTACCATTATCTATCCGGGTGACTGTGCAGCGAACTAATACAGCTGAGCACCCTTCTACTTGAGGCTTCAGAAGTCTATCACCTAATTTTATCTCTGCCCCGAAAAAGTCCTTATGTTCTGAGGACATAAATCTGTCCCAGTCCGGTCTTTCTCTATCCATTTAAGTAATCCTCAGGGCGCACGGCCTTAAGAGTTAATCTTCCATCCACCCACGCATGTTCTAAGATGCCAAAGCCGTGAACCATCTCATCGGCTAGGCACTTACCATACTCTTGAATCGAGACGCCATCCATCCCTTCCTTGAAAGTCTTTAAGGCCTTCGTTAGATGAAACGCTACATCCTGAGGATGGTAATCAGTTCCCCACATAGCTCTATTCACCACACGCTGAGGATCCAAGATCTCCTCGGCGTAGGTGAATTGACGAACCCTTCCTATATGCTCTAATTCCCTTAGAGCCTTACGAAAAGAATTCATTAGCAAGCTCCACGGCAGCGATCATCTTCGCGTTCATCATTAATATTATCGAGGATCAAGGTTAATCTGGACTGTATAACCTTCATATCACTCAGGTTCTTACCCAAACGAGCTATCTCATTAACTAATTGTTCGATCTTAATATTAAGTGCTTTAAGATCTTTCTTCGAAGTTTCTTCAATGAAACTAACTGTGTCGTCATCAAACATTTTCTTCTTTCCTCTGTTAATCATGTTAAATTTATACTCAGGCATCTCACTCAACTGCCTAGACTTTCTAAGATTGACCACCCACGCGTCATTCAAGATCCTCGTCCCCTGATTAAACTTTCAGCCGAGTACGTCCAGCTCAGGAACGAAGCTAAATCGGTGCTCATATTGAGGCTTGTAAACTAGTTCCATTACACCTTCTCCCCTCTCATCATTTTCTTAAACCTGCGCCAATGATTATTCTGTGTCTCCTCTTTACCCACTGATAAGACCCGAAACATCTTGCGCAACTTTTTAACCCTAACTTTACGCATTCTCACCGCCAGCCGTAATCTTGATTCTATAAACCGATGAACTAGAGTTCAGCTGGTTGCCCTCAACTTTCGACAGCATATTAGTCAGAACTATAGTAGCCTCATCCATCAAACGAAATATATCGACTTTCTCGTCTTCAACATCTTTAGCACAAGAGTCTCTATAGAACGTAAACTCGAATACCTCCGAAGACTTCCTCTTGATACTCAACTCAGATAACGCCATATATACCTCCATAATCTTAACTGAAGATATAACTGAACGTTCTCGATAGCGTCAAGAAAAAATTAACTGGATATTGAAATAAATTTCTGTGAAATGTCTAGACGAAAATATTTGAAAAAGATACATTGAGGTTGTTCATTGATATCCTTAGTTTTGTGTTGGGGGTCACTCTCGCAAGAGAGTGGCCTTTTTGTTTGTACAAATATCCTTAATGTTAGTAATCTACTGCCCTCAACTAACCTAGAACACATATTAAGGAGTTTTTTTAATGTCAGGTTTTAAAATAGTAGCAGCAGCTTCATCTGCTTTTTCTGCCGTCGGAGCTGCAGTAGGTTTTGGTGTGGCGGGCCCAGTAGGTGCTACAGAAGGGGCAAAAGTAGGATTAGCATTAGGGGCTCAAGTAGGAATGCTAGCCAAAGGTGAAGAAGCCGCAGATGCAGTAGGTGCGAAGCTAGCAAGTGGTATAGACGCAGCCGGAGAAAAACTAGGTATTGCCGCAGATAAAACAGGAGAAGCAATACAGAAACTTTGTGAAGTATCAGGTAAGTGTATTGTGCAAATAGCTGATGTTTGGTCTAAGTTAGCCCTGTGTGGTTACACTATCAATATGGCTATGGGCTCCTCTCATGTCAATGTTGATAAATACAACCTAGTTTGTAAAACTGCATATGAGAGCCTCAATTGCGCTACAATGTCAGTTACCACACTCTCTTTGAATATGTTAATAGTCAGTTCCACATTAGCTGCCGGAATAACCATTTACCATCTGGTGAGAAAATGAAAGTAAACCTCGATAACATACAATCCCATATAACCCCCGTTGTAGATACAAAATCTTCAGACTTCCGTATCGCTGGTAAGACCATGTTGCCAGCTATATTAGGTTGTGCGCTACTTCAAGGGGTTGTAGATTACATAAGAACGTCATCAGCTGAGCATGTAGCCAGCATGGTTATAACCTCTCTTGACTATAGCAAATGGGGATTACTAGCCCTAGGAGCTTTATACTTCTATAGCAAGATGGACGCTAAACACCAAACTTTGAATGGAAGAAGGATTGAACAGGTACAGATACCCAAACAAGATATCCAAGAAATGCAAGCAGAAATTATACGATTAAGACAAGAGAACCAACAGCTACTCACTAATCAATAAACGTCACCTTTCTACCAATTTTTAAGAAATTGGTAGAAAGGCTCCCCGCTTATGGGAGAGCCACTTTCGAGTGTTATGACGCACATGACCCTGCCATCCACAACAAGGACAATCTCTATGCCACTTCTTGTAATACTTCTTTTTGGTCATACAATGCCTTCATTAATCTCTTCTTAGATGCGTACAAGCGATTGCCTGTACACCATGAACAGTTAGAACCACACCCCTTACGCCTCGGACCTCTCCACTCTTTGTTGCGAGCCTTGATAGCTTTCTCTAAAGACATCCCACATCTCCTGTTCTATGCGTGATCTAATCTCTATTTTATTAGATTCCACAATTGTTTGCGCATGCTCAGGCGGTAACTCCACATACTCTCTACCATTCACAGCCTCGCCATCAAGATATCTAGGCGCATTCAATATGTCATCTAACTGCTTAGCAACAGTAGGATCGTTAACAATAAACTCATAAACCTCGATCTCTTCTTGCAACTCTTCTAACTCTTTATACTTCTTCTCCAACATCATCTTCGATGCAGTCCTTATATCCATAATACACCCCATAAAAAAAAATTTAGAATCAAATGTACGATTTTATCGTATAGTTCGTTTCAGAGATACAAAATAGGATTCTGAACATTATGATGGTAAAAAATTTACGAAACCTCGCGTGAGAGATCAATTATACGATTCTGAACATAATGATCGTAAAAATGTGCGAAAGTGAGCTGGGATGAAATAGATATAGTACCGGTTCGATTAAGGATGGTGCCCCCTGCCTTTTCCGGGTAGAGTCCCTCGCCCGCGCGTTGTTTGAACGCTACCGAATGTTAACCGTTCAGCTATTGCGTGTATTGTGTGTACTTGTGGATAGTGTGTGAAGGCACTAGCATTGCGCTAGCGTATGCTAAGACTCTGCTGGATTCTTAGAGCGGTTGAATATGAAGTCTAAAGCGCCTCTAGTTGCGCTCTCAGCGATAACGTCACGATCTTGATCATATCCACGCTTTCTTCCTAGTGTCTTAAGGGCAAACAACATGCTGACAGTATCGCCAGAGAGGACTTTGTTTTGAAACACATCTTCTGTTTCATCCAAGAAACGCTCTCTACATGTGTCTAGACATTCTTGTATCACTGTTTCGCTCTTTCTTCGCAAGTCCAAAGTTTGCCTACAGATGCCTAGTTTATCAGCTGCCCTTGATAGGTTGCCTCTACACTTGCGAATAGCGTCGAGGATATCTTCGGTAGGAACTTTAGTTCTTACTGTTGGATTCTTTGATTTAACGCCTACGCGATTATTACCTTTTGGAAAGCCCATACTGATTAACTTTGCGTGATTCACATGTTTACTAGTTAGCTTGTTAGTCTAGACCGCTGGGCGCGGTATCGCCATTAGTCAAGCTTGATTATACCTTCATCTTAACATATTCGATCATTTATTTTAAAATCATGGCCTTTCCCTAGAGAGAATCGACTATTTTCACTGAATTTTCAGAAAGTCATTGACTGGGATTTCAGTTGTCTGTTATGGTAATCACCATTCAAGCGTTGTTAACTGGAAAGCTGAATAATCCTAGCGAGCGAATACGCAATGACCTAGAGAGAAACGCAAGTACGTTAGAGACGGTTGAGTACACAACAACTAAACTAAGAGATACTAATATGGGATATTCATGCAGCGCGAGAGCGCGTTATACACTCGATCAAGTCGAATTCCTTGACGAATTCGATATCAAGTCACCTAACTACAAGTATTTTATCGAGATAGGCAAAGAGAATGCCGACGGCGCCATAACCGGCGCTGTCTATGAAATTACCGGCATCCCTTATCGCGATAAAGATAACTACGAAAGAAGATCATGCCGGAAGGCGGGAACATTCAGAATTGAGCCTAATGGATCAATCAAGCGTTTTGCAGGATTATCTAAGCGTATGTTTGGCGTTTTAGAGATTGCCGGCATAGAGGCTTATGACCGTGAATATGCTAGGGGGTGGAATTATGTGTATAGTTGAATACACCCTTAACAATCAAACATCGCGCTACACCTTTGGAGGGTGGCGCGAGGCATTAGAATTCGCTAGTCAATACACCAAGCAATACACACACTTACGGATATATTCACTATGAAAGAAGATATCAGAATCATGATTAAAGAATATAAGAAAGAGTTGTACATCTTAGAGACTAGGCGCATGGCTGAAAAGAAGGCCGGACGCGACGAGAATGAATCTTATTTCCTAGGTCAATGGTGTAAGCTAGGCAGTATCATATGCGACCTACAAGCGTTATTGCGTAGACATGCAAAGGGCGATGTCATGCGTTAATTGATAGACTATCGTCTATGTTTTAATTCGATAGTCATAGATAGATTAAATTATCTATGGCTATCAATAAAAACCAATCTATTAAGAAAACCTTTGGGCTAACGGTGCGTATGTTGCGCTATCAAGCTGAAATGTCGCAAGAGCAACTTGCGGAGCGTTCCCACCTGCATCCCACCTATATAAGCTCAGTAGAGCGTGGGCAAAGAAGCGTAGGCCTTGAAAAGATTGTACATATTGCCCGTGCGTTAGGCGTTTCGCCTAAAGATCTGATGCCCGATTGATAGCAAACTTTACTCCTTAGTTATAAGGGTTAACGACTTGCGATCAATCGCAAGACACAACACTAAACTAAGGGATATTATTATGGCACGCGTATACGTTGCTTGTTTAGCATCATATAATAACGGTTGGTTGCATGGTAAATGGATTGATGCAGCACAGGACTATGACACATTTAGAGATGAGATTAACGAGATGTTAAAACAATCGCCTGTTACTAAGGAATACGGCGAAATAGCGGAAGAGTGGGCAATTCATGATTATGAGGGTTTTGGCTCTTATCGCGTGCAGGAATGGAGCGATTTAAAGGAGTTATGCGAGATTGCTAACCTTATTGAAAATGAAGATAACGGCGAATTAATCCTTGAAATTATGGATCATTTAGGCTCAGGGACAAGCATTGAAGATGCAAAAGAATTTCTTGATAACAATTATCAAGGAACTCATAAAGACGTTGGGGAGTATGCCGAATACATAACGGAAGAATGTGGCACCGAAATTCCTAAGCACCTTCAACATTATATTGATTATGATCGTATGGGGCGAGATATGGAGTTAAACGGCGACATATTCACTCTAGAACTCAATGATGGGTTGCATGTATTTTGGAATCACTAACCGGCTGGAATTTGTTTGAAATTCCAGTAAGTAATCATTTAGCTAACAAGATAACTGTCAGTGTGCTATCTTGTTGGCTTAAACAACCAAAACACTATGGAGATACTATGAACAAGCAAGAAATAGAACAGGCGAGAGAAGATTATAAGAAGATATGGCAAGACATGACGCTAGATTATGACAGCGCCGGCATGCCGACCGTTAAGGTATCATATGCAGCTGTTTTGACGCGACCCTTGTTTTATCCTGTTAACAAATTCGCGTATGGCCTAGCGATCTTAATGAGGCGCAAAACCTTTACTAAAATAGAAATAGATCATATGCGCGCAATGGGGTTTGTGGTAGAAGTTGAAGTAAAGAAGGTTGAATTACCGGAGGCGTGTAGATGAATTTTATTGACATCGAGACTGTCCAGAATCTTGACGAATACATTTTCGCTCTTGGCGCGTTTTCGGCATCCATAAAATCAGCATATGAACTACAATCTAAGGCCTTAGCGAGTGAATTCCTAGAAGGAGATGAGCGCGAACTAGTGGAGACAATTCGATACCAACTAGGACGCTCTTTAGTAGCCATATCAGACCTTCTAAGGGTTATGGACCAGCGCGCTATCATCAATGCGGATGAAGTAGGCGAACGCATGCTAGCTAAATGCCGGCAAGCGGTAAAACAAATACAAGATGAACCATAATGTAGCCAGTAATAAAAACAAAGGAAAAAGTTTATGGATGAAAATACATGGAGAATAGTCCAAATGGCTATGTGGCTAGTGGGCATACAAACGACCGTCATAATCGCGGTATTTGGCGCTATGTGGGCCAGCATGCTCCGCAGGTTTGACGCTATGGATAAGAAGTTTACCGAAAAGTTTGAGATCTTAGAAAAGAAGATCGAAAAGCTAGATGAAAAGGTTACAGATATAGACCGTCGAGTATGTCGTATGGAAGGTGCTTTTCAGAATAAAGAATGTTGCATGATTAAAGACTCTAGCCAGTTAAAGAAGGCTGAATGATGCGGTATGTTATATATCTAAGAGTCTCTACAGACAAGCAAGAGGACTCCGGATTAGGCTTAGAGGCTCAGCGTCATGCCTGTATGCAGTGGATAGAGAAGCTTGGAGGCGGTGACATTACCGAGTTTATCGACGTTGTGACCGGGACAGATAGAAAAAGGAAAGAGCTAGAAGAGCGTCCTAAACTGCTAGAAGCTCTCTCCCTACTGACAAAAGGTGACGTGCTTATCGTTCATAAAAGAGAGCGACTTGCGCGAGACCCTTATATTATGGGCATGATTGAGCGTATCATAGAAAAGAAAAAAGCGAAACTTGTTTCTGCAATAGGTGAAATGGAGGGCGACGAACCGCATAACGTTTTACTTAGAGGGATCATGGATCTCTTTGCTCACTATGAGGCGCTGGTTATCTCTACGCGCACTAAGGCAGCTCTATCGCGCAAGAAGGCGCGCGGTGAGCGCGTTGGGCGTGTACCATACGGCCAGCGTCTAAACGCTGATGGATTGTTAGAGAATAACCCGGAAGAGGCTAAAATCCTTAAGAAGATGTATACCTACAGGGTGCACCAGAAACTTAGTTTTAGGGACATCGCTGATCGTTTAAACGAAGAAGGCCTGCGCAATCGCGGGGGTGGAATCTGGACGCACGGTGCTACGTCCAGAGTCTACATTAACTACGAGAAGATTTTGGCCGGCCTCGTTTCTTTGGGGCAACCGTCGGATCGTAGAAAAAGTCCGGTATGTACTCCTTAACAAGAGTGCGAATTGGCGGTCTCAAGTCCCAGAATGTTAGGATATCTAACATTTTGGGCAAATTCATTACATAAAAGCGCTTGGTTCGGTGCTTGCATCCCAGATTACATTTACGCTCCCAGTAGTATGTGAGCTGAATATCGACTTCTTGAATAGGGGTACACATGAAGTGATAATCTTTATTTCTCTTTTCTTCATAGAGAGAGTAATAATCGTCATCATCTTCAGTGTATTCGTCATCATAAATCTGATCGCAAACTTTCTGCATCTCACTATTCAAACGGCACAACTTATCGGGCCAAGAATATTCAAAATGAACATCTTCGAATTCTTCATTCAAAGCCAAAATAAAGTCTTTTAACTTCTTTAAAAAACCTTCTTTGAAGATACATTCTTTTATTTCATTAGAAACATTCTGATAATAAAATGATTGATCATGCCTTAATAAATCATTTAATAACCGAGCCTTTTGTTCTTTTAAAGACTCTTCTACTGCGTCGGCCATGTGCCCTCCCACACTTCATTCATCGTTAAAATTTTATCCGTCTCTTCTATGTAGATTTCTACTCTAGGCTTAGAAGAGTATACCTTGACCGCTGACCCTATAGAGACCGCGTTATCATCGGCGATAGCTGTACCGCTCAGGACATCCAGATACAGCTTGATTAAATTGTCTACGTCAGGCTTTTTTATATGTTTCAAATACCCTTTAACGGCGTCAACGCGCTGACGTTTGGGCATGCTCTTAGGAATCGGCATATAAAACCAAAACATCACACGCGGGTATTCCGGAAACTTTCAGTTGAGGCGCTCGATTTGATCGAGCACCTGCAATTTAAGTTCCCGTTTAAGCACCGTTTGAGGGTCGAAGGTCATCACCCTCGGCCCTCTTTTAAAAACCCTTATTCGAGCTTGGGCGACCGGATCTCCCGGAAGTATTAACTTGATCATTAAGCAACAACCTCGTTATTATCTGGGAAATCTCTAACTTTAAGCTTGAACATGATAGGTGACTTGTGATTACGGAAGAGCATAAGCGGGACGCTTCGCGCTATTACTCCCTCCATGATCAATGTTCTATCTTCAGCGATATAGCTTTTGGGCTTAGATTTTACAAATTCGACGACTTCATCAGTGGTAAGAATCATCTGATTGATGGTGTGCTCAATATCCAGTGCGTTGGCAACCTCCAATACACTTTCTTTCTCAAGCCACCAACCGTCGATCCACACATCGAACAAGATGAAGCTGACGTCCTTCCTGTATCGACTTCCGCAAGCTTGGATCTTTGGCCCGTACCCTTCTCCGAAAAGAATGACCTTCTTCGCGTTAGGGAATTGCTTTTGAAACTTTTCGCGGGTGAAAGTGTGTTGCAGGTGTTGAAGCAACGCGGTTGGCATCTGCGCGTTATCTGTCCTGCCTCCGAAATTGGGGGAAAACTGGTCTGCTGGCTCCCAAAAAATCCTAACGTTCGTACCGTCGATTTTCTCGTCAATCATCCAGCGATTGATTGCGCCGAACTCTGGGCAAGCATAGTCCCCCTCGATGAACGACTGTCTAAACTTTTGACGTGAGGCGTCAAAGACACTCCTTCTTCTCTTTTTCGTCGAAATACCATCCGTGCCGCTTCCAAAGAGAATTAATTTTGGGGTATTCCATTCGCAACCTCCATATTTCTAATGTTTTGACGCAAGAGATTGAAGGCAAGCGATTCTTGCTGCGCATACCCAAGCTCTCTATTAGCTGCGTCTAAACGCTTTTTATTGATCTTCTCAAGATGCTTAATATAGTCATCTATGTATTCCCTGAGCTCTTCATAGGGAGTCCTATTAGGTTTTTTTGACATATCCTTTATCCTTTGATACTGCAACACACGCAATAATGCCAGCTACGCTCATGAGAAGCATGAAGATAGCAAACGGGATCCACAGAGGGGCAGTGACCCAAACCCACGACCATGCAATAAAGCCGGTCAGTTTAAGGCCTAGAAACAAAATAAATAGCAATCCGCTAAACGTTACCTGCATATATCTCCTAGAATGGGAATGGTTCTTCTTCTTTCACAACATCTTCAGGAACGAGGTCGCCGTTGCGCATGATGTACTCATCAACTGCGGCCATAATCTGATCACGGAAGCGCTTCTCGACGCCTGCATCGTCAAACTCTAACTGCTTAGCGTACTTGGTTTCGCCGTTAGCTTCGTACTTTCTCTGAGGTAAATTGACCCAGCGGTTAACGCCTTTCTGCATCACGGTGATTTCATGGATCTTGAGCTTCCAAGGTCGGATAGCTACAGATACCGAAGCGAGCATGTCGCCCTTATTGATTGGATTAACACTAATTACTTCTATCATCTTTTCTCCTAATAATTTTTTACAAACAATTGAGGTTGTGTATCAACTGATGTATTGTTTTTCTTCATATGTTTAATAATGTTTCTAAATAGATCGCTAAAATCAAACTCTCTATCTATCCGCGCTCTTGCCTTCACAACCAAGTCGCTTAAGTATTCAACCTCGGACATGGTTAACTTCACCGGTAAGGTGTTGTTGGCCGCTTCATAAGGCTCGCTCCTATACTTATGCCAATACTCCAGAATGTCATCCCTACATAGGATCACAGCCCTTTTATTGACCTTTTGAAATTTGATCTTCCCACAGGCAATTGCATCCCTTACGAAGTGCTCAGTATGGAAGAGCCCTAGCTCTACCAAATCACCTGCCCCGTATGCGGGGGCGGTGAGTAACTTAACCACTTCATCATAAGACTTAAAATCACCCGGCTCTCCTTTAACCTTCTTCATACTCTCTCCTTGGTGTAAAAATTTCTGAGTTACTCACATAGCTATCTCTTTCCGGCATATAACGCAGCGTTACTTCCCCTTTAGTGCCGAAGAATCTATTTTTATGAACTGAAACTATCATTCTATTATCTGGTGATATTGTTGAGTTTTTGTTCTCTAACAATAAAACATTGTTTGCGTATTGTTTAATCGCAGAACTACCTTTTAACATTCCCATATGCGGTTTAGTATTAGAGTCGTTCTGTTTCATATGAGCAATCAAGAAGATATGAACGTCATAGGTCATAGCAATCTCGTGAATCTCAGAAACAACATCCTTGATCTTCTCATGAGTCTCTTTAGCGTTGCTTGTGTCGCTCACATAGTCCAAGTGGTCTAGCATCACATACTTGACTCCATAGACCATAGAGGCTAATTCTACTTGCTTGCGGAGGGTTTTAACGTCAGCGTTGGAACGCTTAGGGTTGATGAATACATTGTTTTTCTTCATCCACTCCCTGAAGAGAGTCTTTTGGCGCTCGTTAAAACCCTCCGTCTTGAACTTATGATTTAAAACTTGGCTGGCTACCTTGCGCACTATATCCCGGTAGTCCATCTCCCATGAATTGATCCAGAAGCCATGGGGGCTACGACTCAACAAGTTGCACATGAGGTTGACACAGAAGGTTGTTTTTCCCACTCCAGTATCAGCTGAGATCACCGTCATTTCCTTCTCCCGGATCCCTCCTAGCATGCGATCTAATTCAGTCCATCCAGTAGGTACACCGGGGTCTATAGCATCAAAGAAAGTCTCCGGTAGATCCCTAAAATGAACGATCTCATCAACGCATATACGGCTGGCGTTACGCATTAAATCATCAAGGTCTTTCCTTTCAACATGAGGATTATCCCGGATCCAGTCGTTAGCATCTTTGTCCGGAAAGTGAATGCGTCTGTACTTCTTGGGAGGTAATAACTTTCTAGCTTCTAATGCCGCTTTTTCCCCCGCTTCATCCATATCGAAAGCAATATAGATTTCGCTAAACATTTGCAGGTAATCATAGTGATTTTTGAATGTAGTAATCACACTAGCTGCGCCGTTAGGGAGAGAAACGCAATTAGAAGCCCCCAGTTGCGTTATCGCGATGCAGTCGAACTCACCCTCCGTTATGATAAGATAATCGCTTATAGGCCAAATGCGTTGGTTCCAGAAGGGCATCTTGAAATTAGCTTTTTCCTCTTCCTTCATGGAATTGAATCGCATCTTCTTTTTATCCTGCATATTGCGATACTTGACGCGCACTATCTCGCCATTCAAAACATAAGGAAAACTGATTTCTCCGTTAGAGCTCGCTACACCCATTTGTTGCGCTACAGGTATGCTAAGACCTCGTTCACACAAGAACACTCGCCCCTCTTCGTCCAATGATTCTCTTGTAAAATGTTGCATTATTCGATTCCCTTTTCGCTCACGTAGTCGATGTAGTTTTGCTCATATTTTCCATCCAAATAATTATTAAAATATTTCTGTTCGTTAACTGCCTTAAGATAATCAACATACGCGGCTTCTCCATCACGGTGAAGGATGCTATAAGCGATGCTGGAATTGTAGGGAATATCATTGCCTGAAGGGTTAGAGGGAGCTTCTTCGACCTTAGGCTTTCTTGGAGTCTTAGCGACTTCTTTTGCGGCTCTAGCTAGCCAGTTGTTGATGAAAGTGCGACTACCATCCCGCTCTGGATTCTTAGGATCCATAAGCCAGTTACGCATCTTAGAGATTTCTTTTGCGATATCTACGCCTTCATAGATTTTTTCCCAATCATCGAGGTCTTCTTTGAGAATTCCAGTAAACTGGTTGGATTCGTAGTCGAATTCGATTAATCGAAGAGAGGATCTCCTACTCTTCTTCTTCTTTTCTGTAGAAGATGTGTTATCTGTAATGTCCTGTTTTACAGGAGTCGGCGAATCAGGAAGCGGAACTTGCTGGTTCCTGTTTTCCGGGAAGCTGCTATCTTCTTTATCAAGGTCTTTGTATAAGTCTATAAGCCTCTGCTGTTTCTCTTCATAGAACATATAGACTGTCGAATGATGTCTTCCATCTTTGCGGATGTTTTGTCGTTCGCAGTATCCAGCCTTCATTAGTGACTTAAATAGTCTATAAATCTTGTCTTTACTCTTCACTCCATTAGCTTTTCCAAGCTGCATCGGATGTGCAAACCAGTCATCTGGAAGGCTTAGGATATACCAAAGGAGCCCCCTCTCATCGAGAGTTAATGTCATATCTTGCGCGACTGCCCTAGCGGTCATGAAGTAAGGGTGTTGTGAATCTCTAGGTGCTCTTATACATCTAGTTGAAGAGTTTTCATATTCTTTGCTCATTTTGATCCTTTATCTTGCCTATAAATCCTAAGTTTTATAGACTGGGGTTATGGTTAAGGTTTATGCCTTAGTCTTAGTTTAGCGGGCCGCCTTTAGTAAGCGGCCCGTTGTGTTTTATAGCCACTCGCTTTGGTGCTTCTCTCTATCAAGGCAGAACGTATCTAAACATATCTGCTGCTCATCCACTTCAATCACGTCATAGCCGTTTACGCGCACAGTCACAGCATCAAGCCCATCTGCGGTCGAGATGAATCCTAACTTTTCTAGGTTCCTAAAATGCTTAATAGTTCCGGGAACGCGATTCTCACGCAGCTTGAAGTTGCCTTCGAGCTTAACGAAATAAGCGCATAGATCAAGCCACAGCTTAGCAGCTGGTGCATCTGTGGAGGCTATTGTGTGGAAGCACTGATTACAACAAACGGCGGTCATGACGATCCAGTTATAACTTTTTTCACTGGACGTAAAATTCGTAGGGGAGATATAGTCAGAAGCGATCGGGTAGATCATTTTGCTTCGGAACGACTGCTAATCGTTAAGAGCACTGCTTCTGTTGACTATATCGTCTACAGAACATACGTCCTGCAACCCAGCCTTAGTGCTGGGTTTCTTTCTTCATAATACTTACTAAAATTTATTGCACTACTTTTTTCAATTTTGAGTCGATGATCCTTTTAGCATCCGGGTATTTTTCGGTCAATTGGCGTATCACTGTCAATTGAAATTCTGCGTGCTTATCTTTCTCACCCAACCAACAACAATGCACCCAACCATCTTTTCGACGTGCTCTTGGGAATTCAATGAACAATCCAGTCTTATTTCTATACATTATCATGATGTGTAAAAGCATCTCTCCATACTTAACTAGTCCATAGCCTATGCATGGACTGTTTTTAACTTCTTGAAAATCAATAACTTCCACATTCATTATATAACCATAAACACAAAATCCAGTCGGCTATCCAAATAAAGTTTCCACAAATTTGTCTCATGATGTATGTTCAGGTTTAGTGGAACATTCACAGGAATTCCAGAGGAATTTGATGAGAGAAGTTTGGAAAGAAATTTTTGAAGGCTGCCCTTACATGGTCTGGATGCTCCTTAATTTTGTAATAACATTAATATTATTCATAGTGTGTCTCAATGCAAGTTATAGCTCTTAGGCCGCCGGGGTCAGATTTTGAAATGTTCATGTGGCTAATTCTTGGTTTTGCATTAGGTCACCTTTTAACGAGGTAAAATTAACCTGAATAAAGAAAACATTCAAGATAATTCCGACTATATGAGGGTTACAGAAGTTCTGTCACCATTTACCGGACTCGACAAGGTACCTAAAGACATATTAGCGAACGCTGCTAGGCGTGGTACTAAAGTACATGACATATGCGAAGGTATTGTTAAAGGGTTAGGCGAATGGGGCGTGGATGATGAAACTCGCGGCTATGTCCATAGCTTCAAGCAATGGTGGGAAGAAGGACGCAAGGTACTAGCTTTAGAACAAAGGTTCTACTGCTCCGAGCTGATGATTACAGGTCAGGTTGACATGATCATCGAAAGCGAAGAAGGAGCCATAATACTAGACCTTAAAACTTCTGCGAAACCATCTAAGACTTGGCCGCTTCAGGGGTCAGCCTATGCTTATATGGCGAGGAAACATGGATACGACGTACGTGGCATCCACTTTCTTCACCTGAATAAGCATGGGATGAAACCGGATCTATACGTCTATGACGATCAATTCGATCTTTTCAAAAAATGTTTAGATATTTTCAAGCACTTTTGGAGGAAGTAATGCGGGATCCTAATTTGGTTCCTTGGGACTACCCTGAATATTTCGCAATGCTTAGGGGCGAAATTCCCTACGAACATGAGGAGGACGACTATGATTATGATTATAGCGATGATCATGATCCTGATGATGATGATTCTTGCCCTAAGTGTGGAGGGGGTCGAGGATGCAACTACTGTTTAATGACCGAATGGTAAAGGAGGTTTATGGATAATGCGGTAATACCCGTAAAACAGCATGAAGTATATGCTTTAAAACATCAAGACGTAAATACAGCAACACAGGTTGTTGGCATGCCTAATGCTCAAGAGCTTATGGTTTATCAGACGTGGGCAAAGAACGCGGTTGATAGTCAAATGTATCGAGGTGTGGGCAAAGAATCTGCGGTCATGATGATCATGTTAGCAGCAAGGGAGTATGGTATAGGGCCGGCTCAAGCACTTAATGGAGGACTCCATATCATCGAGGGAAAGGTGGAACTATCTGCTCGTGTTATGTCAGCGTTGATCCGGCGTGCTAAGCATACCCTTCAAATTATAGAAAGTACAGATCAGATTTGTAAAATCAAAGGTACGAGGGCTGATACTGGAGAGACGCATACCGTTACCTTCACTATCGAAATGGCTCAAAAAGCTGGTCTGATTAAAGAGAAGGGTGGATGGAAGAGAACACCCGAAGATATGCTTTATGCTAGATGCGTTTCTCGGCTCGCTAGGCGGCTTTTTAGCGACGTGATAGGCATAGGGTACATCGAAGGTGAGATAGGCGATTCTAGGGCTTCTAATGAAGCGCCAGAGTACCAACCAGAGAAATACTCTGAAGTATATGAAGAAGCTTTACCTCAAATGATCGCAGACTTGCTGAAACATTTTGACCCAGCGGATCACTCGCACATAATGACGTTTATTGATGAGATTAATGCTCACTATAAAGAATCTAAAATAGATACATTATTAAAGTTATTAAACGACATTAAGGTTACTTCTGATCAATTTAACAAATGGAAAAACAAAAGGAAGTTGAATGAAAAAATTATTGACATTACTAGTGTTCCCGTTACTCCTTCTGAGTAGTTGCACTCTAAGCTTTTCAAATATTGATACTCATGGAAGTGCTACCGATTTGGTAGACGAAAATATGAGTACGGATCCGACGGTTAGCCCGACGATCACCGTTCCCTTAAAGCCGGCATTGTAATGAAGGTTCCTCCAATTTGGAGATCTAGAATTAGATCTCCTTTATGGATGAGTAATCCATTAAATGATGAAATGCCTTCTTACGGAAATCACGATTTCGAAGTGGAAATGAAGATCCCTGAGCATGTGCATAAATATATTGATTTTCAGTTTATGTGTGATTGGTTCGATAGAATCAATAGATACGCTGAATTTGAATTTCAATCGCTATTAGATAAACGTTCTAAAGAAAAGAAGTAGCATTGCGCTACTTCTTATATTTTTCTTTCTTTACAGGTTTTGCAGGCATCTTCTTGGCGGCTTTTGAGCTTTCAACTAGTGCTAACGCATCTTTTCCTGTACTACCCTTAGCTTTCCTTGGAGGCATAACTTTAGGTGCTTCTTTTACTCTCATTACTTCTTCTTACCTTTTAGCTTCTTAGCTAATTTGTTGTCGTCAGCGATTTGCTCTTTAAACTCTTTCTTATCTTCCTTAAGGTGAGAGAGCACTTTCTTAACGACATTTGGCTTCTTCTTCATTATTCTTTCCTTCAGGGCGTATAGCCATTTAAACATTATTTCTTACCTTTCTTCTTTTTTACCTTATTGGGTAATTTTTGTCCCTTCGGCGTATGAGCCGCAAATTCCTTTGCGACTTGCGGCTCGTTAGCGAAGAGGTAGGCTATCTGTGCTTTTGATTTAAAAGGCATAGATTAAGCCACGATTGCCCAATTGATTGTCGAAGTGTCTGTTGCGTCTTCTGACGTAATGTCAAAGTCAACACCTGGATCAATTGTAACCAGCATTGGCATCGGATCGGTGACCGTACCCAACGCAGTAATAGTCAACACAATCACCGAATCAGCAGCAACGGCAGCAGTAGCAACCGTAGCAGCGCCTCCAACAAGTGTAACCTGACCTTTGCGAGTGCCAGCCGTGTAAACAGTACCACCGTTAGCTGGGAATGTCATTACATCAGCAGCCGACAAAGTCGTTCCAGAGTTTTGAATCTCACCAGCAGTTCCAGTGTACTTAGCTAAAGCTAAATCAGTAGAAGATGCAGGGCCTTGGGCGATAGTCTTTCTAGTTGGGACGCTATTAGTATATGTTAGGTGTGTACCGTCATACTCAACAGCTCCTGCCTCTGGAGAGGTTAGATTAACGCCTAGTGTGAACTTTAATGGAGCTGTACCAGCGGCCGCCGTTCCTGCTTTTAAAAACGCAGTAAACTCAGACATAACGTCAGTGTCAGAAACCACGATACCGCTATCCTGAATACCCCAAGAAGTACCATCAAACTTAGGTAGTGTATTATCTACCGAAGAGCTTAAGGTTGGAGCATGCAATAGTGTCTGTCTTGCAACTGCGTTATCGGTGTAGAATAGGCTTGTGCCATCATATTCGACCGCACCAGCTTCAGCCACCGTTAGGTTAACACCTAAAGTGAACTTCATAGGCGCTGTTCCTGCAACGGCTGTACCGGCTGGAAGAGTTGGACGCACCCCCGTAAGGATACCTGCATCGCTAAGAATGCCTACGCTGTTTTGTGCGAGCTTCCCAGTGGTTCCATTGAATCTCACTATAGCTTTGTCTGTTGAGCTCGCAGGGCCATCCATGTTTCCGCTAGCTGCGTCGGTAATACCGAGCCAGTTAGCAGTATTTCCACCTGAAATCGAAGCTAAAATCCAGACACCGCCGGTAGCTTCATTAGGCCAAATTGTTCCGATATTGTAATAACCACCTACTTTCGGGTCGAATAGGTCGGAAGTTGTTGGATCCCTCTGAAATGGCGCTCCTGATGCCATAGGCACAACAGAGTATTTCAGTTTAGGAAATCCTAACTTATAGGTTGTTGGACTTGTCATTTATAAATTCTCCTTGATCTTTTATTGCCTTCGTGGCAACTTTTGTTTTTTTGAGAGGTTCTATGAAAAACGTTCTCTTTTTGTTTCTGTTCTGTGCTTCATACTGTCATGCAGATGAGCACTTCGATCATTACGATGATCTAATCGGTGTTGCACACCTTTCTCATATCGAAGAAATCACTCGGAAATACGAAATTTCGGAGGAAGACCGTCAACAACTTACCTTCCATATCTGTAGCTGCAAAAAGATCTTTTATGACCGCTCAATAAGAGATGCAACATCTACGCAATCCTCCACCCAGAAAATGTTGTTCCTGTATTAAATGCACCAGAACTCAACGCCGATCCAGTAATAACGTAATTACCAGCCCCGTCTGCATATGGTTGTATTTTTATGGTATCTCCTGCTGTCATTGGCATTGCCCAACTAGCAGTTAAAATTATCGATGCTCCTGTAGTTGCTGGGACTAATCCGAATTGTTGTAGTCTCAAAGATTGAACACTGCCCGTATAAGCTAATATAACTTGAGATAGACCTGCTGGAGTAGTAAGATTTGCATAATTAACGGTAGTAGAAAATCCATAATAACCAGTATCAGGAGCTGTAAATATTCCAGTTCCTGTATTATATGCAGAACCTACATTACTAATAGCAGTATCAAAAACAATAGTGTCTGATGTACTACCACCAGCAACAGTCTGGTTGGAAGTTCTGTAAGCCTGAAACTGTACAGTTGATCCTCCAGCCGCAGCTTGGAACGTTGGTGGAACGCCTGCTCCATTAGATGTCCAAACTTGTCCAGCCGTACCTGCATTAGCTGGTAAGATATCCGGCCCTATAGGCAACGCGGTTTGTGTCGCTGTAGAGACTGTAGAAGAGGACTTTGTAAACGAAATAGGCGTATACAGAAGTACCCCTGCACCTGATATCGCATTAGCAGCTGTTGACCCAACTACCGAATTCGCAATTGTCATAGTCGAACCTGCACCGATATCTATCGCGGTAGCGTTGTTCGAATCAATATGGCTATTTAAAATAATCAGATCGGCGTTAGGGCCACCGCTTGTACTGATTATAGTACTATCTAAAAGGATCATGGTGCTGTGTTTTATAGACACGTCACCACCTGTCCCAGTAGACAAAATAGGACAATTAAACGTTGAGCTCTCCATATCGAATGCACAGTTACTAAATACGTTCTGAGTGGTGTCATTAACACCATTAAAGAAGCCGGTGTTTCGCAGGCTAACTCCGCCTCCTGTCATATCAAAATAAGTATCTGTACCTGAAATGTCTCCCGTGCATGAGTTGAAATTAAACACAGCACTAGTATTAGTATTAAGAAACGCCGGAGCATTCCCGCTAACATTAATGAAGCAACCTTCAAACTGGAATTTACATGCTCCTGAACCGCTTACGGACAAAATATTGTCTGTTGCATTCGTGAAATTGATTCCACTAAACGAAACATTCCCTGTTATGTTAGCCGTCATCTTACCGTTAATCGTCACGTTTGGAGTGAGCGCATCACAGTTAAAAGCAGCTAAGTTGATGTCGGCTGTTAAGGCTTGTGTCCCAATATTATAGGTACCGGGCTGTAAGAAAATTGTTTGATGACCACCTGCCGATACAGCCGCAGCATAAGCGCCTGCTAATGTAGTGTAGTTAGCTCCATCGTTTCCACCACCTGCGCTTACGATAAAGCGGGCAACATGAAGATCATCTCCTCCCGGGCCTCCCCCTTCACCTACATAATCAAGTTCATCCGTAAAGGTATTATAAATTACTCTCATAATACCTCCTACGAATACGTGTAGGATGCGTGATCAGCCCACACAAATTTATAATCTCTTGAGGTAACCCCACCTGAATAAGGGAATTGAGGCCATGTAATGCTAATCAGGTTTGTTCCTGAATAAGTTAACTTTCGAATCTGCCAACTAGGAGCACTTGTCGATGTCCCCGGAATAGCAAAACCTGCATAGATTAGATTATTACTTCCATCATATGCGCCTTGGAAAGCTCTCTCTCCATAGGTCTTCTGGATAACATTATCGTAGTTATCTCTTTGTAAATTAGGACTTGGCATTAAAACTCGTCTTTGCGTGATCCGAGTTGTTTAGCGCTTCTCTGTTTTACCTTCGACGCGCCTCTTAATTTTTGATTCTATTGTTTTGATCTGTCTATCTTTGTAGCCGTAGTCCTTAAGAACTACCCTTAACGCTTTCAAAGATTCTTCCCGTTTCTTAGGATCCTTAATGTTATAAGCTTCTTCCCAGTAAGGCTCAGATGATCTTAAGCTCATACCCTTACTTACAGAAAGTCCACCACCTCCAGAAAAGGCAAACTTAAATCCAGTTCTGGTTATAGCCTGAAGGAATTGTTCTTTAGAGTCGAACAAGTCGCTAACGGCTGTTTGTAAGGAGTATGGTAGTGTCCCACCCGCAATCTCTTTTGCGTAGCTGATTGCTCTATCAATTGTATGTTTCTTGGTTCCGTCCCAAGGTCGAAATTCACCCTCTTTATAAGCTCCTCTTACAGGAAAAAGCCCCTCCTCTGATGGTGTATAATCAAGGGCGAACTTGGTCGCGTCTTGAATCAGAGGAGAGCTTTTTGAAAACAAGTTTGCTATTGTGTTTGTAAAATATCTTCCTATCTCCCGGATCTTCTTACCACCGTGCATGTAATACTGTCGGCCATTCTCATCTCTACCTACATTAATCTTATCACCTGCGACCGTTATGTAAAAATCAGGCATCTGAATATCAAATAAGTTGCGTCTTTTTGGATCATCGTTTTCGAAGGTAGAGTGCGCTTTATCTATATCCCATGTCACGGATCCATCTGGTTTGTTGGTCATGCCGGTAGATGCGTAGCTAAGTAGTTGACCTCCAATAAACAATCCAATCATATACTCTACAAGATAACGTTGACCGAGCTTACGGCGAATAGGACTATTATCTGCAACAGCGCCAGTCACCTCACGGATTGCGGACACACCCCAGTCCGGAAAGCTGAATACTCGGTGCATGCCTTTCTGTTTATTATTCATGAAAGGAATTAGCTCCCAAACCTGACCCCCAAACTGATCGTTTGTGGCCTTAGCAGATTGCCTCTTAATATCTCTAAGTAGATCTTCATTAGGGTACACACCCTTCTTTTCGAAGTGTCTAAGCATGCGGTTAACGTAATTTTCGTATGTGATAACCTTCATTCTAGGTTGGAATTGAGCAAATAAGAACTTGTGAATCCGGTTCAGTATATTGGCTTTTTCCCCTATCTTGCCTACGAAATTAGCTGGAAGATTGTTGCTTGCCTGCATCTTAGTAAGAAGCTTTTGATAGAAGGTGTTAGCTTGCTCTAAATCTAAATCTGTAGGACGGTTTAATTTAAGACCATGCCTTACAGCATCTTCAACGAATGGAGACTTCTGGAGTAGTTTAGAACCTTGTTTCCACCATTTAGGACTCATAATCAAGGATGTAACAAAGCCGCCACCAGAAGTAAATGATTCACCTAGAGCGTTAAAGTGAAAGAGAGAAGCGCTAACATGAAGTTTATTCAGTGTTGAGTTAACTCTATCGTATAGCCTTAAAACTGCGTTATCTGGCTTATACGCGTCTTTTGAGAATACCCCCTGTAGGGATGGTGCTAAGTCTGGATGGACGAGCGCTGGAGCCTCCGTAATTGCCCATTGCTTCTTGCCGGCTTTGTTTTTACCGGCTACATAAGATCGCATATATGGATCTTGGAAAGGAACCCAACCATCTTCTCTTGCGCGTTCATAAGCTTTTTTATTGTTTGATCTTACAACCCACTTCTGACCTGTTTCAACTTCCATATCATGCAAGTTGCTGATCAACTCATTATTAGAAAGCACCCTTACAAGCATTCCGTCTTGCGCTGCAAGGTTTTGTACGATATCCCGGTATTTAGGTACCAAACCAGCTTCTCGAAGCGCCTGATCGAATGTAAGATATGTTCTCGTGTTTTTGAATGGATTGTCTGTTCCGAACCTTTTTTGCATTGAATCGAATATTGAGCTCACCTTCTGAGGGGAAATCTTGCCTGCATAGAAGTGACGGATATAGATATCTTCTACAGCCTGACGAGGTGTCACACCTTTACCGCTCATGAAAGGCGATTCGTTAATTAATCGAAGAGATTCTTTCATGTGTTGATCGACTATTATGTCGACAACTTCCTTAGCTTCAGGTGACATCCTCTTACTTAAAGATTCGAAGGTATCGTTTTTAACAAACGGATTCCCGGTTCTCTCTCGGTAAAAGATCATGTCTTCTCGATCCTGACGGGAAATCCTCTTATTTTTTCCTATAGCGTCTTGCCATCTGGTGAAGAATCTCTCTTTAAGCCCCATCTTAGTGGACATATAATCTTCAATAGCCCTCCAACCCCTTTTGTAAATAGACGATTCAGGGTTTGCGCGAAGAACATCTTGACCACCTTTTTTGAATACCCACTTAGTTAAGTTTCTTGTCCCAGATTTTAAACCTTTAATAGTGTTAGTGACCACCTGAAAACCGGGCATGTAAACACCTTGAGATAAGGTCTCTACTGGCTTTTCTGCGATAGCATCAATTACATTAACGTTATTTATGTTTTGCGGATTCTCTGCTACTAATGTAGGTTGTTTTGTATTTACTTCGGTTGAATTCTGTGGCACTGAATATTTGTGAGCAGCCTTAGATTCTGCGAGTCGTTTCTTTTGAATACTAAGATTCTTTTGAAGCACTTTAACGGTTGCAGTCTTGCCTTTAGCCTCTGCCTTAGTGATCCTCTCTTGAATAGCATCAATATTTTTTTGTATAGACTTAGTCTGTTTGTTTTCGACTTCGGTCTCAAACTCCTTAACTTCTTGCTTCTCTACCTCTTGCTGATCCTTGGTAGCTTGTTTCTCTTCCTTAGGCTTTTGACGCTCAACTCTCTTCTTTTGAAGGTCGCGCTTCTTTTTAGCTTCCTTAATTGCCGCTTTATCTTCTCCACGTTTTGCCTCTTTAAGTTCTATCTGCGCTCTAGTCAACTTCTCAGTTTCGGACATCTTAGGGGTAGGGACATTCTCTCCCCCCCCTTCCCTAATATCAAATTTCCTAGCGGGTTTGTTTTTTTCCGAGATCTTGTTAAGGAATTTTCTGTTGCGATCTTTTATAGTTTTACCTGAAATTCCCGGAAAAAGTAGGTCGTACTCCTCTAAGAAGTTAGTCAACTGATCAGGAGTTCTTACCTGTTCCTTTTCGAAGGCGCGTTCGGCTAGCTTTTTCTTGTTGCCTTCAGGGAGTTGTACGATTTCCTCGTACGTCTTCTCCTTAGCAGCGCTAGCTTCTTCATTGGTCAACTCTTTCCTTTCTGGAAACTGTTCCTTCACATCCTTCGAGGCCGGTTCAGGATTTTCCTTAAGGGACTTAGCGATCTCTTGAATTCTCTCATTAGGCATGCTTTGTAGGTATTCTTCAGGAGTTAGACCACTAGCAGCCCCTTCTTTATTCAATTTCTCTCTTAATGCAGAGGGTAATCTTAAAACATTAAAACCTAATACGATTGCGAGTGCGTGCGCGAAGTCTTTAGCTTCTGGGAAGCGACCTTGTACAGCTGCTGGTAAACCTGAAGCTATAGCTGCTTCCCCTGTTACAACGGCGGCTTTCTGAGCAATCTTAGAACTAAAAAGTTTCCCTATACCCGGAATGTTTTTAAGTAATGGAGCGGCCTTATTAACCATCCCTAAAATACTACCCATTAAACCTGAGTTTAAAGTCCTGCTCCCTACACGTTCGGATCTTTCAAGAAACTCTCCAAATGTTATGTCATTGCCCTTCTCGGTAAATTCTTTATATTCCTGTAAAGCCGACTTAATGAATTCAGGAAAGGCTAAAGCTCCAAACCCTCCACCTATTAAACCACCCGCTCCTGCTCCATAAGGCCCACCGTATGAGCCTATCGCAGCCCCTACTGAAGCTCCTAGTGTTGAGCCTGCTAGTAAATAAGGCGCGTCACCAGTGATTGTGCCAGCCTCTTGAACTAACGCTTCCCAAAAGCCGGGATCCTCACCCATTTCCTGTTGAGTCTTTTGATTTATATTAGCAAGCTCTCCACTAGCAGATTGAGTAAGACCTTTCTTAAAAAAGTCTATATATGATTTTTTAGAATCTATTGCTTGAGGTGGCTGATTTTGTGTTGCTGTATTTGAGTTGTCCGGAATTTCCGGAGAAGTCGTTTGTATAGGCGCATTGAGTGACAGATTTTCTTGTGGCGCTGGTTGAGTGTTTACTGGAGTGTTTAGTCTCTTCTCTATCGACTCCATGATAGTTTTAGAATCATATCCAGCCTCTCTCGCTTTCTTGATTCTTGAGCCAAACTCGGGATCTCGTCTTTCGATAGAGTCGACTATTTTATCATCATCATATCCAGCTTCACGCGCTTTATTAATTCTCTCAAGTGATAAAGTCATCTATTCTCCAAAGAGTATGTCGTCTACACCCGCTTCTTCTGATGCTACGCCTTGTTCTTTCCTAGGTATTTCCGCAGACTGTTGAGCGCTTGAATCTTTTCTAGGTGCTCCCCTTAGAGCTTTACCGGCTCCCTTAAAGACAGCCTTTAACATTTCCGTAATCTCTTCAGGTTTCCATCCAGCTCGCTCGGCTATAGCCCTTAATTCCTTCTGATTGTCTATACCATCTTCGTCATGTAAAGCCTTCAATTCTAGGTAGGCCTTCTCTTGATTCTCCGCTATCTCTTTAGGATTATCGCTAAACCAAGCAGATGGACGTGGCGTTATTTTTACATTGTCAATCTTCTCTCTACGTGCTTGGATGTAATCATATGCCCTATTGAATGCGTCGTTCACACTCATAGGGTTTTCTTTATCCGAAACTAGTTGCTCAACAAAAGCATTTAGGTCAGCCTTATCATGAGCAGGTAACTTCTCATCCGAGTTCTTCAAGAGACTTGTGGTATACTTATCGACATACTCAGGTAGTTTCTTATCTTGAGTGTTAGCGGCTTGTTTTAACCTTTGTCGTTCTAAAGCTAATCGGGTTTGTTGATTCTTACCCTTAGTCGCAATAGACGCGTACTCCTTAATCTCATTAAGCTTATTGCGTTTGTATTCCTGATCTAAACCCTCATGCTCTAATACGTCTCGAAATATGTCTTCAGGTTTAGCTTCTGGGCCGTACTTCTCTTTAATCTTTTGAAAGATGTTTTCGTTCCTGCGCTGGCCTGCTTTCTCGTTAATCTCACCTAGAAAGTTCCTAGCGAAAGAGCCCATAGCGTTTGCGTATGGATCTTCACCAAAGTTGACTACTTGTGCGCTGGGCATTATGGCCCCCCTGCCGCAGGTGCGGCTTGTGGAGTAGCAAACTTGTTATTGAAGTAAGCGCCAGCGGCCTTGCCTCCAATGTCCATTAATGATCCAAATACTTGATCGCCAGCGGATTGTTGCGGTTGCTGGTATGCGAAAGTTTGCATGTTTAGAAGATTATTTATACCATTAATGCGACGATTAACAGAGTCTTGTTGACCCTGATATAGCATGTTTGCTAACTGGGCATCCAAGTTCTTTTGTACGTCACTACCTGCCTTAGACAAAGCGCCCCCCAAGTAGGAAGAATTCTGAAGGTTACCTCCACGGAACTGGCCAGTAATACCTGGAATCATTTCCTCTTGGAACTGCCGATAAGCAGGTTGGGCGTACATCTGGTTAAAGTTTTGTCGTGCTGCATTGGGATCAAAGTTGAACATGTCCGCATATTGACCCTTTCCTTGAAGTCCTTGAGCATATTGATTGTAGATACCCTGTTGTGTTTTATCTAATGTAGAGATACGTTTAGGCTTCTTCTTTTTACTGCGACCGAATAAACCTAGCAGTCCACCTGCCACAGCGCCAACACCTGTTCCAATAGGCCCAAAGGCGCTACCAATTGCCGCTCCGGATGCTGCTCCACCTGCTCCACCTGCAAAATCTAATTTTCCCATATTTCATCCTTTAAGTTATTTGCTTCCATGTTACTGCTGTATTCGTCGTCCTAGAGGTCATGATCCATGCGGTGTCTGTATCTTCGTTGATCCAGAAGTCTCCCTCTTCAAAGAGAGTGTTTGTCTGACTATCCGCAGACGGGTTGACATTAGTGCGATACTTGCTCGTCTTTGTATTTAGGACGCGCGCAGTCGAACTGAAAGAGTCGTTAAGTTGATTATACAATGTGGGGTTAATATTCTTAATTTCAGTACCCCAGTTGAATCTCGGTGGTTGGTTAGGCATTAGATTAACCTCCCCACTGGTGCAAATCCCGGCATAATCGCGTGCAATTGAACTACCGCACCTGATTGATTATTAATAACTTGGAATTGAATAAACCTTGCAGTTTGATTAATCCAAAGTTTATACCATTTCTTTATCCCGTTCTCACTCTCTTGATTAGATAGATTGACCTGATATGGAGCTGGATTGTAAGGGTAAACTTGAGTAGATTGCTCGGTATCATTGCTTATGCAACGGACTTGCAGTATGGCGTTTTGCGGTGTTGACGTAAAACCGCCAGAACTGTATGCAGTAAACCCGGTAGCATCAACTCCATCTAAAGAGAAATTGTCTGAGTCGATCACGGTGATATAGTAGAAGTTTCCATTGAGCTCTACCATCCCCTGTACACCATTGACAAATACTTGTGTCCCAGTTGTGTATCCATGTCCCGGTACATTCAATACGCAAGGATCTGTTTGGCTAGCATCTTCAATAAGTTCATTAACGGTCAGATCAGTCCCGGCTGTCGAAACGTAGAAGTAAAGCCATCCGCAACTAACTTTCTTATCTGCATTTGCAAATGGATTAAACTTCTTAGTTTTACAATCAAACACTATGCACTTAGAGGCAACTCCATTGCCTGTATAGGTTGAGAAAGCAGTAACATCTGTCCCTGCCTCAACCTTTAAGTTCATGACATAAGGTGAGACAACTGAAATTAACTCATACTGCTTATTGTTAGCCTCTACCATTCCGCTAATAGCTTCTAAAGCGATAAAGTCTCCTAGTACGAAATTTTGGAAGTCGGTAGTCACTTGAATGGTCTCGGAATCGACAACCGTAATATTTCGGATGAGAACTGGATAGTCTTCCGTTTCAATATCATTCAACCTTACAATCTGGCCTTCATGACCACCACCTATCGAGATAGGTGCGCCCTTAGAAAACGCAAAGGCATTCCAGTTTCCATAAACGGAAGCCATCTCATCCCAAGTTTGATAAATAGTAAGGTCATTCCAAGTCACATCGAAAGATACAATGTAATTACCCATACAACTAAGTGGTATTCTGTATATTGAATAGTTGTCTTCTTCGTAGTTTGTAATTAATATCCTATCGGATTTTGTTTGTCCCATTGAAGGGTGAATAAGATAGTGGTCGCGGTCTTTATCGACTGAACCAGCGAAGCATAAATTGAAGTTATCTGAGTCGATCTCATTGAAAGAGTAATCAGGAATTTTATCGTCAGCTCTCTCGACAGAGTATCCGTCTGTGATAATCAAACCTAGAGGGCTCAAAGCGTTTGTTCTGTTGAGGTAGGTGATCGTACCATAAGGAGCCTCGGATCCACGGCTTCCATCCAATCTATCTAAAACGAACGGAACCACGTCATTTTGCGTGTATTTCATCACCCAAGTCTCTTGCTTCAAGAAGATCAACAAATCGTCTCTATTGAAGTCTGAAGAAGAAATAAAGGTATCAGCCGGAATGTCTATTACCCCAGCACCTATTGCGTCTTGCGTAAAGACATCACCGAAAGCTCCTGTGCCTGAGATTCTAACTCTATGTCCATACTCAACACTATCTTCAATCGTATACTCTACGACCAATCTATCTTTGAATTGGAAGATATGTAGCGCTGTATCTATGGGATCTTCTAAGCGCTTATATGTGATAGTGATCGCGCTAGCTCCAGCGACGTTTGCGTTAAACGTGACCGTGATGGATCCAGAAAGATAGTCCACTGTCCCTGTTCCATCCCCTTGAAGATTACCAAATTGATCATCTGTAACGACTTGAGCTGTGGCCGTGATAGTGATTGAACCCGGCACTATTCCAGTATTAGCAGGTGTGGTGAAATTGTATGGCCCCGGTGTACCATTACCTGTTCCAAAAGCCGCTGCCGTGACCTGAACACTTGTCGTATAAATCGGATAAGGTGTGACGGTAGAGCCGCTATATTGTTGAACAGGATCTTTAAAGTTGACAAACAACAGTCTTTGTAAATTTTGAGGAGTTGGGTAGTTGACCCATGACATGAAATTTGTTTTATCGCCAGTAAGAAGAACGGCTGGAGAGATATCGTCCAGTCGATTAGTGACGGAATTATATCGGTTAACATAAGTAGTATCCGCCACGATCAATTCGCGCGTATTTTGTTGGGTATAGAAGTTCATGACCCCCATAACCGGAAGGCCTTGATGCTGGTCGTATGTTGCAGTAATCGCAGTCGCATTATCAGGCGCAGTCGTAAAAACGAGATGTACCGCGCCAGTTGTATAATTTATTGTTGAAAGGGTATTATCTATCCCGAAACCTGAAATAACGCCTAATCCGTTGTCAGTTGCAGTTCTTGGTGTTGCCGCTATGGTATATCCAATTGAGACAGTTCCGCGTCTGACGGGGATTTCAGACAGTACTGCGTTGAAAATTAGAGTGACACCGTTTCCTGTACCTATGTTTTCAGCTGTTATCCGGTTGACCATCCTAGATTCGCAATAAGGAGCTCCACCTCTTTGACCTGTAGCGAATTGGCTGTACCCATCGCGCTTTTGCCAGACACCTCGATAGACGAAACCGTCGAACAGCTGAAATTGAGCATCATCAGGTAAGAGCCAAGGCTGTCTCTCCCTATCAAACCCAGTATCGAAATTAGCAATTAGGTAGCCTTGATAACTCATTAGAATGACACCACGTTAATCCAATAACCTAC